GGGTGGTGCCGGCCACCAGGTAGCGAATCCGCCCCAGGGCCGCGGGAACGTGTTTGTAGACACCCAGGAACCGGCCGGCGGCGGTGCAGTTGTTGACGAAATTCCGGGCGTTGGCCGTGACCGTGCCGGCGTTCGAATCCTCGGCCGTGGCCTCGGTGAAGTCCGCCGGGAAGTCGTACCAGGTGGCCCCGTCGTCCGGGCTGACCTGCAACCAGGCGTCCAGGCGGGGCGTGGTGCCGGAAACGGCCGTCACGTTCATGGCCAGGACCAGCATGTCCGCCGTGTTCAGCCGAAACTGGGACGACACCCCGGAGGCTGTTACCGCGCCCAGGGGGATCAGTTCCTGAAACGATGCCGCCATGGTTCAGTCCTCCGGTTCAGGGCAGGTTGGGGGGCGCCACGGCCCCGCCGGTGTAGGGCAGGAAAGCACGGACACAATTCGGATGGCCGACAGGGTAGGCCCGGGCCATGTCGCGAGTCCATACCTGCCTGTCGGCCTGACGGCTGGACTGCAAAGCCCCCACGGCCCCAGGTTCTGCCGGCGGAGCTTCGTCGTCGTGGCCCTGGGGCAGGCACCCATGGCCGTCCCGGAGTTCGACGTATTCGACCCCGGCCGATTCGTACACCTGAATGGCGCCTTCGTTGTAGGCGAAGGCCGTTTCCGTCCGGGCAATCGTCAGGCTACGCCAGGGCCAGCCGAAACTGGCGTCCAGGGCGTCGGTCAACTGCTGGGGCGACCACCCGCCGGTAATGGCCTGGCTGGTCAGGTTGTTAGTGGTCGTCCGCAGGGTGTCGCTAATCATCCACTTGGGGTTCGGGTTCGGGACCAGTTCCCCGTTCCGAACCCCGCCCACCCATTGCATGCCGACCAGTTCTGCCGCGCGCTGGTGGGCGAACAGCAGCGCGCTACTGCTGGGCGTCGTGAAGTCCAGGCCCAGGACGGCCCCGGCGTCGGCCTGGCCGCCGGACGTCGCCAGGTTCAGGGCGGACACCAGCCGGGAGAACAGGGCCGTGGCGTCCAGGACTTCCGCCGGCAGTTCCGCGGCCTTCGCCAGGACGCCGGCGTCGGCGGCCAGGGCCATGGTGGGCGCCGGCGGGGCGGCCATGGCGGCCGCGGCTTTCAACTGCGCCACGGCCCAGCGGGTGGCCTTCGCCTGGGCGACCTGCAACCAGGCGGCCCACAGGTCGGCCAGGGCGTCCTGGCACTCGGTCGTGCCGGTGGGGTCGGCCTGGGTTCCAAGAAACGCCTTCCGCACCTGGTCAGTTCCGGGCCGTGCCCCCAGGGCGGCCGCGACCTTGGCGGCAACCATCGGGTGCAGGGCCCGGCAGACAAAAGGGCGGGCGGCTTTCCCCAGGTCCGCCCGGCGCATGGCCTGGCGGCGCCAGGCGCCCAGTTCGGCCACGGCCGCGGGGCCACCCCAGGCGGCTGTCATTTCCTCGGCCTCGGCCTTGGTCAGGTGCAGGCCGGCGGCTTCGTACCAGGCCGCGGCGGAACCGTCGTCGGGGCCAGCGGCCGCCTTCGCCAGTTTCGCGGCCTGGGCGTCCTCCGGTTCGGCCTCGGGGTCGTCGCCTTCGTCGCCCTGGTCCTCGGCCTCGGGGTCGCCACCGGCAGGCGGCGGGTCGTCGCCTTCGTCGTCCGATTCGGGGGCGCCGGGGGTCGGGGCGCCGGACAACTGCGCCAGCAACTTGGCCCGCAGTTCCGCGCGCTGGGCCCGGCGTTCCTGCATGTCGGCCAGGTACAGGGACAGGGGCACGGGCCCGTCCGGCGTGGTGACCAGGGGTTCCGACAGGCCGACGGGGGCCAGGCCGGCCTCGGTCCTCACTTCGTCCACGGCCTTGGCCTGAACCGGCAGGGACATGTAGGCCACGTCCCGCTGGTAGGCCATCGTGGGGTCCTCGGTTTCGTCCGAACCCCACAGGAATTCAACATGTTCCAGGCCCCTGTGCCGCAGGTAGCGGTTCAGCATCCTGGACAGGAACCGGCAGACGGGCCGGACGCCGGATTCCATGGACGACGATTCGAATTGTTCCGCCGTTGCCCGGTTCATCAATTTGGCAATCGGCATGGGTGAAACGCCAAACGACCAGGCAATTACCCGGGCCAGGAATTCCAGGAATTCATACTGCCAGGCCCGTTCCTTTGTCGGCTGGTAAGTCCCCTGCGGGACAAACCGCATGTTCCCGGATCGCTGGGCCAGTTTCCCCTTGGTTATCCGGTCCCAGTACGTTTGCGCGTCGGCTATTTTATCCTTCGTCCAGTTGGCCGGCAGGATGAAAAGGCTTTCCACTTCGTTGCCGCTGGTGTAGTAGGCCAGTTCATGGGCGGCCTGGCGCAGGGCCAGGTTCACGGTCATTAGCACCTGTTCGACAGGGCTTCGGCCGTAGGGGGAATTGGCCCGGCGGTTCTTCGGCAGGTACCACAGTTCGGCCGTGGTAAACGTCCGCTTCACCCGCCCCTGGCGTATCTGGTAGTAGGCCGGGTCCGGGGGCGCCGGCGGCATGCCCCAGTCGTCCACCAACGGTTTGATGGTCGCCCCGTCCACCTGGCGCAGGCCCAGGTGGTCCTCGGTGTAGCTCACGGCCGGGTAGACGGTCAGGGCGTCGGTGACCAGGGTTTCCTCTAGCCAGGCCGTTAGCGCGGCTTCCCAGTCCCAGCCCCGGGCAGGGTCCGGGCTGTCCAGGATGCGCCTGGCCTGGTCCACTTCGGGGGCGAAGGGCCCGGGGTCGCCCCGGCGGGCCTTCCGGTCCACGAATTCCTGGCGGACCCGGACCTGCCATTCCATGCCGACCACCTGGCCCTTGACGTCCTCCATGGCCACCCGCACCAGGTCGAATTCGGACAGGGCCCGCAGTTGGGAAAAGGGCGTCAGGGCCAGGCCGGCCTGGGTGCGCGGGGCCAGGGACAGGTTGGTTCCGGGCGGGACGTCCCAGGCGTCGGGTTCGGCGCCTGGCGGGTCGCTGGGGGCCACCGGGCGGCCGGCCCACCCATAGGCGCCGGCGGACGGGTCCAGGCGCAGGGGCATGCCGTCGGGGCCGAACAGGACGGTATTCGTCAGGCTTACCCTACGGTCCGGTTCGCGTCGTGCCGGTGGGGCCATGGACTAGTCCTCCATTTCCTGTTCCTCGGCCTCGGCCTCGGCCCTGTCCAGCGCGGCCACCTGGTCGGCTATCCACCCCAGGAAACCCGGCGTCATGGCGTCCAGGTCGGCAGCCGCCAACATGGTAGCGTCAAAGTCATCGGGTGAACGTTTGGTCCTGCGTTTGTAAGCCTGTTTGGACTCGATTTTGATTTTCTGCCGGCCATCGAAGCCCCAGGTCAGGGTCGTGCACTCGGCCAACAGGGTGTTGTGTTCCCGGATGGCGGGGTCGATAGCGATTCGGCCTGTCTTGAACCGTTCGGCCAACTGCCAGGCCAGTTCCGCGCGCAGGTTGACGAACCGGGCGGCCGTCGCCCTGTCGGGGTCCTGGTCGTCCTCGGACATGGCCCCTTCGCCCACGTTCACGGGGGTTACCGGGAAGTCCGCGGCCAGCAGGCTGTCGGTGACCCCGCCCCCGACGCCGGTATCGTCCACCCGGCAGTCCTCGGATTCGATGCCCCATTCCTCGGCCAGTTCCCTGGTCCGCCCCGCCACCCAGGTGGTCCTGGTCATTTCGGGGTGTTCTTCCAGGTGCACCAGCACGTCCCCGTCCATGATGGCGAAAACCGTCCTGTCGTCGCCCTGGCGGGCCACGTCCACGCCCAGGCGGGGCCGGCCGCGGCGGTTTAGGGCCGGGAACCGGTTAATGGCGTCCTCGAAATCCGCCAGGCTGACCAGGGCGTCCGGCTGGCCGTGGGGGAACAGGCCCAGGACTTGGATTCGAACCAGGTTCGAATTCCGGCCGTAGCGGCGGATCATATCCCGGGCCCAGTCGGCCGAAACCCGGGGCGCCCGGTCCGGGGCGTCGGGGTCCCCGGTAATCGCCAGGCAGCACCAGGATTCCCGTTCCTTCGTCACGGCCCGGTGTAGGGGCCCGGTCAGGTGGGTGGGGTTGCCGGCTATCAGCAGCAGGTGACGGTGGCCCGGCTTCGAAGTCGCCAGGATTCCCTCGGCCGCGTCCACCACGGACAGGGGCATGCCGCCCGATTCGTCCAGTACGACCATGACGAACCGGCCATGTAGGCCGTCCATGGTGCTGGCCTGCTGGTCGGCCGTGGCTGCCCGGTCCCAGGCCCTGGCGCTAATCCACCAGGTTTCGGGGGCTTCGTCCGCGGTAATGCGTTCCGCGGACCAGGTGAAGTTTTCCGCCAGGTAGGGCGCCCGGCCCTGCCACAGGGCCAGTTCGGTCCACAGGTTATCTTTCAGGTTGGACTTGGTGATGGAAGCCGCCACGGACTTGCTTTGCGGGTGGCAGCCGCAGAACCACCACAGGGCCATGGCCTCGGTGGCCGTTTTCCCGGGCCCCTTGCATGCCTGCCAGGCGTGCCTGGGCCGGCGGTCCTGGATCAGGTTGGACAGGCCGCGGACCTGCCAGGCGTCCAGGGATTCCCCGGACTGGTCCCAGTAGTTCGCGAACACTTCCCGCGCGAACAGCACGGGGTCGGCCGCCCAGGCCCGGAGTTTCGCCACCGCGTCGGCCACGGCCGTGCCGGATGGGCGACGGGCCAGGCTCATTCGGCCTCGGCCCCCAGTTGGGACGCCCGGAAGGCCAGGGCCCTGTGTTCCACGGCCCGTTCAACTTCGCCCCTGGCGAATCCGCGCAATTCGTCGTCCCGCATGTTCCGGCCCAGGACGTCGTGGGCGTCGGCCGGGGTGCACCCGATGGTTGCCAGGTAGCGGCACAGTTCCACCGGCTGGTCCCACAGGCGGGCCATGGTCGCCCTGTGCACCTGGCCGGCGGACTCGGCCCGAATCCGGCCCAGTTCCTTCGCCAAGGCCGCGGCCGCGGCGCCGGCGCCTTCGCCCCCACCGGCCAGGGCCACCAGGCGTTCCAGGGTGTGCCGGCCCAGTTCCCCGACGGTCACCGGCGGCTGGGGGCGCCCCTGGGCGTCCACTTGGCCCTGTTCGATGACCAGCCCGGCGTCGGCCGCATGCAGCCAGTCCGGGGGCGGGCCCCACCGTTCGGTGGTGGTGCGGCGTCGTTTCTTCCCGCCGGCGGCCACGGGTCAGCCCTCGGTGACGGGGGCAATCGTCATGCAGACGTAGCCGGCGGGAATCCCCCAGCCAGGGCCGCGGGAAACGTAGGTCACCAGGACGAATTCCGATTCCCCGGTGTAGCCCTTCGTTTCGGGGTCCCATTCCAGCAGGGTCAGGGTGTCCCCGACCAGGAACCCACGGTCGTCCCGCCGGTATTCATGCCGTTTCGTCCCAGCGCGGACGGCTCGGAACGGTTCGGGCCAGGTGCGCAGGTCGTGGTTGACGGGCCCGGCCGCGGGGTCCCGGGCCGGCGGGGTGGGCGCCTGGCCCGGCGCCAGGTGCAGGGGCTGGGCGGCCGGCGTGAACGACGGGGTGGCCGGCGGGGGGCCTTCCGGCGGCCGCATGGCGTCACGGATGGACATTGCCACCCGCCAGGGTCGGCGCCGGCGTCGGCTTCGTCGGTTCCGGCTGGGGCTTCGGCTTCGGCTGCCGGCGCAGTTGGCATTTCAGGCAGTAGCAGATAGGCGGGCAGGTCACCCATGCGCCGGCGGCCCGTTGCTGGGCCTGGTCCACGACGTAGGCGACACCCAGCCCCAGGGTGGACACCACCAGGGCGACGGACAGCAGGGCGGACAGGAACCTGGTTCGCATGGTCAATCCTCCGGGGGTTCGTGGGCCTGTGTCAGCAGGTCCAGCAGGGACACGGAACCACTGTGTTTCACAGGCTGGACAGGCAGCCCCCTGGCGTAGGCCAGGCGGGTGGTGGCGGCTTTCAGCCGGGCCATGGCGTGCCGGCCCGGCCGTTCGGCCCGCATTACTTCCAGGATAACGCCCATGGCTTCCTGGGCCTCGGGGTCGGACAGGTCCGCATGTTTCGCGGCTTCGATGGCCTGCCGCATGCCGCGGGGCAGGTATTCGCGGACCCCCTTCGGGCGGGCCATCTAGGCGTCCCCCTGGGCCGTCAGGCAGGCCAGGACGTCCTGGGCTGGGACCAGGACCAGCAGTTCCGGCGCCCTGGTCACCCGGCCCTGGAACCGGTCATTTTCGCGGGGGTTCAGTTGGCCGTACACCTGGGCCAGGGGGCCACCGGGCCAGGCCGGGACCACCAGGCTGCCTCCCAGGGCGCCGGCAATCGTTAGGTGCAGGATCGCCCCGGGGCCGTGTTCGGCCAGGGCCTGCCGGGCCAGGTCCCGCAGTTGGTCGTCCGTCATGGGCCACCTGCCTGGTCCGCCCCCCACCCCGCCAGAACCTGGGCGCCATGCGCCTGCGCGGGCATTTCGGGGGCTGTTTTCAGCATAGCACGGGGGTAACGGACCAGTGTTTTGCGTCCAGTAGGTACAGGTACAGGCCGGGCTGGGCGTCCGGGTCGGGGTGGGGTAGGTGCAGGATCGCCCCCACCTGCTGGTCCGTGTCGTCGGTCAACACCCCGGCCATGCGCAGGGCGTCGAGAACCCATTTCAGGACGGCGGCCCTGTTGTCGGGGTCGTGTTTCCTGTCGGCCCAGTGTGCGACCAGGTGCACGGGTTCAGGGACGGGCCGGGGTAGTCGGTGGAATAGCGCCATGACCTGCACCTGGTCCTGTAACTGCCGCCTGAACAGGATGGACTTATCCATGCGTTTGCCGCCTGCCGTGGTCCAGTTGTGTTCATGCCATCGGCGCAGTTCGTTGGCCCCTGGTAGCGGCCCCGGCACATGAATTGACCAGACAGTGTTCCCCAGGACGTCCCCACCACTTCCCCACCACCCAGGGACGTGGTGGGGGAATATCAACTGTTGCAGCGGCGTGGGTTGCAGGTGGTTTCCCCCAGGACCCCACCTTTTTGGTCCCCCCGCGCCAGAAAACGCCCCGCGTTTCGTCCCCCTTCCTATACCCCGCGCCATTGTCCCGCCTTTCTAGTCCCGTTTCTCGCCTGTTTCTACGTTCCACTTTTTTCTGACAACAGGTTAAATGTACTGGGGTACTGGGGAAAGATAAGATAAGTCGCTGAACAGTTAGAATTTAAGTTCCCCCACCACGTCCCGATATGGTGGGGAAATGGTGGGGGAATGGTGGGGTCGCGTTTCTTTACTGCCCGGTTGATGGTTCCGGGTGTTCTTTCCGGCACCCGGGGCACAGGTGCCGATTCGGCCCGACCTGGTGGGCGTGGACGGGACACAGGGGTTTGTCACAGGTCCGGGACGCCTTGACCTGGGACGCCGGGCGGGGCCCGTCGCACAGGAACGCGGACGGCTTCCCGCACCAGGCGCAGGGCGCCGGCGCCCGGCGTCGGGTGCAGATAATTCCGGTGGGTGTCACACGACAGGGCACGGTCAGCCCTCCCACCTGCGCGCCGCGTTGCGGTTCCATGCCCGCAACAGACGGTCGGCGCACGCTCTGGCGGCGATCTCAGAGCGATGGGCGTGCGCGCACGCGACAACAACATCGCCCGTCTCGCGATCGCGCACGTAGGCGCGGTGCACGGGCCGCCCCGTGAAAAGCCGCGTCCATGCGAAGTACCGCGGACGCGTGCTCACGAGGCGTCCCCGACGACGCGCCAGACGATCGCGTTCCGGCCGCTGCGCGTCTTGCGCCGCTCGCCCGCCTCGAGGAACAGCTCGCGGTTGCGCGTTGTCGGGGAGCTTCGCCATCACGGGCACGGCGCCTCCTCCTCTTCGGCGGCTTCCTCGACGCGCACCGGCTTGCCGCAGCGCAAGCAGAAGCGCACATCGTTCTCAGCCACGCCGCCGTCGTCGAAGCGCCACGCGACTCCGCACGAGCCGTTCCATACGCCCTCGTCGTCGCGCCAGAGGCACTCGGCCGGGTCAGGAACTTCCTTCTGCCGCGAGGTCGTGACTTCGACATCCGCGGGGTGCCCCTGGATCGCACCAGCCGAGAGGAACTCATCCAGCTTGGTGCGCGCTCGGATCAGCTCGTTCAGGGGCGCAATCGGGGCCTCGAACCGCGCGACACCGTCACGCCCGCAGAACGCCGGAGCATGCTGAGAGAACGCCCACGCGGCGTCCGCCACCTTCTTCGCGAGCACGTTGCGCTTGGCCACGGCCTCGAGCGCGGCGCGGATGGTCGGCACGATCTCGTCGTTGTGCTTGACGCCGAGGAGCGAGCGCAGCGTGTTGAGGATCTCCTCGCGCGCGTGGCCGACCGGGTCGTCGTGGTTGATGGACATCGTTGTCTCCTTGGAGGTGGTGCTTCCTGCGGCTGTGGGGCGCGCCGAGATCAGCGCGCCCCCCGCGCGCGCTTTACCCCGCGGTTTCCTGCTGATCAGCGACGACACCGCCCGCGGCCGCCGCCTCGTCGGTCTCGGGTTATGTCGTTGGGCCCCTTCGGCGTGAATTTCTCCCGGGACTTGACGTCGGACAGGGTGTCGTGGGCCGCCAGGCGGACCCCGGTGGCGTGTTGGAAGGCGTCCCGTTCGCAATGCGTCAGGCGGGGGTGGTTGCAGGTAAACAGGGTGGGGTCGGTGCTGGCCAGGACGGCCAGGATCGCGCGCACCCGTGACAGTTTCATGGCCTTTCCTCCAAAGCCCTGCGCCAGGCCGGGCGGGTGACCCGTACCTGGCGGTAGCAGGCGCCGGAACCACGCCGGGCCAGGGACAGGACGTCCAGCGGCCAGGCCCAGCAGGTCAGGACCACGGCCGCCTGGCCGGACTGTTGCAGGGCTTCGGCGTAGGCGTCGGCCTGGTAGCGGTCCAGGAACACGAAAATCCCGGCCTTTTGCCTGGGCCCCATCGTTGGCCGGGGGCGGCAGAACAGGGGCAGAACGTGACCATTGGCGTAGCGGGCCCGGTTGAACCCCGGGACATACGCCAGGCGGGCCCGGTAGTGCGGCGGGTGTAGGGACCGACGTCCGATTCCCTGAACCACCACCTTAAAAGCCAGGTGCGGGGCGTCCAGGCCCCGCCGTTTGGCGTGCCTGTCCAGGTATGCCTTGGTTCGCGCTGGCGCGGTTTTCATCGGGTCACCTTTCCGCGGCAGGTCCGCCGAACACGGCTGCCGCCCAGGTGGCCACCTGGCCCGTCAGGGCCGCGGGCCCTGGGTTTTCCAGGGACGGGTGGCCGTAGTTGCAGCGGGGACACCACCAGGACAGCCAGGGGCGTTCCGGGGTGTTGGTCGGGTCCGTGTTCTGGACCAGGGGTTCGGTGGGGTGTTCGGGGCAGTAGGGGCGGGGTCCAGGCATGGGGAAGCCTCCGGGCTGTTAGGTCGAGAGTTTCGCCACCAGGGCCTGCTGGGCCGCGTAGCCCCGGTCCCAGGCGTTGGCGAAGGCCCTGGCCGTTTTCTTGGGGCCGTTCGGGCCGTCCTCGGGGACTTTGTACGGGTTGGCGTCGGGGCCCAGCGCGGCCACGGCCGCGTCCCACCCGTCCCGCCAGGCGGAACCCTGCGGCCACCGTTTCCCGCTGGCCGGCCATGCGGCCGTCAGGGCGTCCGTTTTGTCCGTTTCCGTCGTGACGTAAACCGCCATCGGTTACCCCTTTCCGCCCCGTCCGCGGGGCTTTTTTGGTTCTTCCGGCCGGGTTAGCAGCAGGACGACGTGGTGGCCGTCCGCCTGCATGTCCGCCAGCAGGAATTCGGTTCCTTCGTAGGCCGCCAGCACGACGTCCAGCGGCGCCTGCAACATGTCGGTGCCGGCCTGGCGCATGGCCACGACCAGCAGCCCTAGCAGGACTTCCACTCGGGCAACCCCCGGGAAATCTGGTGTCAGGTCGGGGGTCGGGGGGCCGGACTCGGGACTCACCGGTCACCCCGGCGCCACAGGCGGCGCAGTCCGCCGCCCAGGGTCGCGGCCAGGGTCGCCAGCGGGCCGACCTGGGCGGCCTTCGCCGGCGCCGCGGGGGCGGCCGGCTTCCCGGCAAACGGGTTGACGCCGGCCCGGGCCATCAGGTCGTGGGCCTTCGTTTTCAGGCCGACGGCCGTTGCCACGGCCCGGCGGACCCGGCTGCTGGACGGCAGGCGCCGCTGGGCCGACAGGATGGCCCGGCGCAGGCGCCGGGGGCGCAGGCTGGCGCCTTCCGGTCCGGGGCAGCCCCGGGACATGTTCCGAATTTCTCGCATGGTCAGTCCTCCGTGACCTGGACCAGGGCCCAGGCCGAATGTCCGGTTGATGGTTCTTTCGTCGCCACGATTCGATACCCGTTCACGACCCGCCCCGCGATCCGGGTCAGGTAGCGGCCCAGCGCGCTGGCCCGGGCCTCGGCCTTCGGTTTCGCCAGGACATGGGCCAGCAGCAACCCCTTTTCCGTCCTGGCCTGGCCGTAAACGTGGTCCCCCTGCGCCACTTCCACCAGCACGGCCGCCCTGACGGGACGGGTTACGAACCCCTCGGCCGCGGCTTCGAACCCGGCGGCCAGGCACAGGCGCCAGGTGTCCACGAACGTGGCCAGGTCGTCCGTTTCCTCGGACCGTTCGTACATGCTGGCTACCGTTTCCTCGGTGACCAGGGGCCCCAGGCCGGCGGCTTCGATGATTCCGCCCAGGATCGCGGCCCAGGATTCGAAGCCGGCCAGGACGCCGGTAGACTTTGGCGCCCCGGCCTTCCGCCACCAGGCCACCAGGGTGGCCAGGGCCGCCAGCAGGTGCGCGCGATGCAGCCGCGTCCAGTCCAGCAGGTCGGGGTGGCGGAACGTCCGGCCGTACCAGGGCCGTTCCGACGGGGGTTGCAGGCGGCACCTGACCATTCGGCGCCCGGCCTCGGCCGACACGGAAGGGTTCAGGCCGTTGGCCACCAGGACCCCGCGGAACGGCACGGTGGCCGTGGTGTTGGTCCCCAGCAGTCGGTCCGTGACGGTGCCGTTCGTCACCAGGCCGGCAAAGACGTTACCTGCCAGGCGGGTGCAATTATCGTGGTAAAGCAAATTCCGGCCTTCGCGCAACAGGGACAGGATTAGCTTTGCGGCTTCCACGTCGTCGTTCGGCCAGCCCATGGTGGCCTCGGGCAGTCGGCCGTATGCAGCCACCACAATGGACTCACACAGGGTCGATTTCCCTGTGCCTGGGGTCGCGGCTTCCACCAGAAACGCCGGGACCCGCCCGGACAGGTTTCCACGGGCCAGTAACGTCAGGGCCAGGGCCACGGCCGCGTTCCGGTCCGTGTCGCTGGCAAACGGGAAGTCCCCCAGCCAGTCCTCGGTCAGATACTGGGCCGCGTTCCGGGCGTCCTCGGACGTCGTGTCGGGGTGCCCCCAGGGTTCCAGGTCCGCGGCCGGCGGCGCCTGGCCGGCGTAGTAGTACAGGCTGGCCGGGTCGTAACCGGTTGTCGTCCGCAGAACCCAGTCCGGCCCGGTAAACGCTGGCACGGTCGCCAGGCCCACCAGTTCGGGGAATTCGGACGGAATGGCCGTCAGCATCGGACTGGCCAGGACCATGGGGACCCCCGTGTTCCGGCGGGTCTTTTCTTCGTCCACCCGGTACCAGTTGGCGCACTCGGCCAGCAGGCGCACCAGGCCGTCCCGGCCTATCGGCACGGTTTCCCGGGCCCGTTCGTCCACCTGGACCAGTTCCCGGCCCAGGCGGAAGTATCGCGGGGGGTCGTTCCGCAACAGGATCGCCAGCCACCCCTGGGCCATGACGTCGCGCTGGGGCGTCCCGGTCAGCAGGATGGCCAGGCGGCCGTCACGGTCCACGTTCCCCAGTTGTTCGTCCTGGGGGGCCTGGTCGTCCGGTCGCGGGGCCGGCGCCGGCGGGGCGGCTGCCTTGGGCGCCGGCGTGGGCCGTCCGGCGTCGGCCAGGTAGCCGAACGGGACCTGTCCGTTTTGCAGGGCGTCCTGGACTTTGTGGCGCAATTCGCGTTCCGACCATGGGGGGTTGCAGCGGGGGTTGTAGTCGGCTACCAGGATGGCCAGCGCGGCCTCGGGGTCCAGGTTGAACCCCCGAACCATGGCCACGGCCGCGTCCCAGGTTGCAGAGTGTCCGCCCTGGCCCGACACGGCCGGGGCCATGGCCGACAGGTAGGCCCTGGCCCTGGTTTCCAGGTTCGCGGGGGCGGCTGCCTTGGGCGCCGGCGTGGGGGCCGGCGGCGGGACGTAGAGAATCAGGTCCAGCAGCCAGGCCGGGGCGTCGGCCGGCGCCAGGTCCGCGGGGCCGGCGCCGGCGGCCCAGGCGTAGGTCCCGCCGCTGGCGTGGACGCTGGGGGGCGCGACGATATAGCCCCCGTCGGCCCGGACGTCCAGGCCGTTTTTCAGGGCCAATTTGTTGGGAATAGGCCGCCCCGGATGACGAAATAGCAGGTGGATTCCGCCGCCACCGGTGCGGGCCGTGACCGTCGGGGGCAGGGGGCCGTGGGTGGCCACCAGGGCGTCCAGGCTTTCGAACCCCCCGTGGCCGGCGTCCACGTCTAGGACGAAAAACCCCGACACGGCCCCCGTTGGAATCCCGACGTTGGCCCAGGGTGCCCTGGTCCACCAGCGGGTCAGTTGGTCGGGGTCGGTGCTGGCGTCCTTTAGGCCATGGGGAACCAGGTTCCCGACGGGGTGTTTCCCCTGCCGGTCGCATTGCTTTTTCCCGCAGGTGCAGGCGCCGGCGCGGATGGCGTGGACTGGAAAGACGGGCCATTGCAGGCGGGTGGCGTAAGCCCTGGCGAAGGCCAGGCCGGGGGCGTCCATGTGTCCCCCCTACCGGCGCCAGGCGCCATTCAGCAGGGACCAGAACCCCCGGCGCAGGCGCCGGCGGAACCTCCGATTACGGCGCCACCCCCGCCAGGCGTCCAGCAGTTCGGCGCGGCAGTCCCACAGGGCCCGCAGGACTCCAATTACCAGGTACCAGGCCACCCCTGCCAGCAGCCCGACGCCGGCTATCGCCAGCAGGTCGGGAAGGCCACCCAGGGGACGCCCTGCCCACCGTTCCAGCCGCAGGCCCAGCAGCAGGCACAGGGCGCCGGCGGACACGACCAGGACGACGTTTCGAACCAGGCGGCCGGCCGGGGTCGTCATGCCGCCCCCGCGGCGCCGGCACGTTCCTGGCGCAGTTTTTCCACCCCGGCCGGGTCGTACAGGCGGCCCAGGGGGGTGTCGGTGTAGGCCAGCCGGCCGGCGTCGGCCAACTGCCGAACACGGGTCGGTGACAGGTCCAGGATTTTCGCTACAGCCCCCGTCGTCAATCCACCAGGAAACACAGTCGGGCCCTCCGGGAAACCACGGTGGTGGGTGAAACGGCCCGGGTCGGCGGGTAGTTCGCTATCAGTCCGAAAGAAACGGGGTGGGTTTGGGCGCCGGCCCGGGCCAAGGGGTTCGCCTGCGCAGGCGCAGGCTATCGGAGACTTGCGCCTGGCGTCAAGACTTGCCTTTCTTGCCGGACCCCGGCGGGAACGGCGCCCGGTCCAACAGGTCCGGGTTGTCGGGGTCGTCGTCCTGTTCCTCGGCCTCGGCCTGCGGGGCCAGGCCGTCGCCTTCCAGGGCCAGCGGCGCCTGGCGGGGGTCCACGACGCGGGGGGCCGCCAGGGGGTCGTCGTCGCCGGCGGCCGCGGCGCCTTCCAGCGGCATTTCGCTTTCCAGGTAGCTGACCAGGGACGCCCTGCCGGCGGGCGACAGGCGGGCCGCGATTCCCAGGCATCGGCGCAGCAGGCGCAGGTCCATGTCCAGAGCAAAGTTCAGGGCCACGGTTCAGTCCTCCGGGGGCGCCGCACCAATGGCGCGACACCCCGCCTTAGTGGGTTCCAGCGCGCTGGCCCAGCCGGACCCCGGGTTAGGTGTTGCCGTGTAACGCAACAGGTCACGGACCAGCAGGGCGGACACGGCCGTCCCCCGGACCTGTTCCCGCAGTTTCCCGGACACGGGGTCGGCCAGGTGGGCCACGACGGGCTGGCCTTCCCCGCCTTCCAGAACCGCCACGACCAGGCGGCCGCGGCTGGCCACCAGGGCGTTCAGGATGCTGGCCTGTTCCCGCGACAGGTCGCGGTTAGATGAGTTCCGGCCAGGTGTCCCCATCTTCGTCCCCCGTAACGGCCTCGGGGACGACCTGCTGCCGCCCCCATTCGGCCACGGATTCGTAGCACTCCACCAGGACCCGTTTCAGGGCTGGAACCCATCCGCCGGGCCTGTCGGTCAGTTCCCGGTAGCCCAGGACCATGGCGCAGGTGAACCTGGCCCGGGCCCAGTTGCCGGCCTGGACGGCCGCCTGGGCCTCGGCCAGCAGCCGGGTGGCTTTGCAGCCGGCCGGCCAGGGTTGGGCCTTCGCCACCTGCGCCAGGGCCTGGACCACTTCGTCAGGCGTCACCGGGGGCTATCCCCGTTCGTCCGGGCGTCCAGGGCGTCCAGTTCGGCCTGCAACTCGCGGATTCGGGCGCCGACGTCCTCTAGCGCGGCCTGAGCGGCCCGCAGGGCGTCCCGGTTCAGGTCCAGGCGGCCGCGCTGGACGTTTTGCCGGGCTTCCACCCGGCGCAGGCGTTCGTTCAGGTCCAGCACGGCCAGGCCCAGGTGGCCACCGTACTGGGCCAGGACGTCCAGGTCCGCCGTGGGCCCACCGTCGCCCAGGTAGGCCCAGTCCACCGTCGTCCGAAACGCCGGTCCCCGAACGGGGGTCACGCCCCACCACCCGGTTTCTTGGCGCCCGACCCCAGGCGCAGGGTCAGGGACGGCCGGGTCACGATCCTGGCCCAGTCCAGCGGCTTGATTTCGGCCAGCGCGGCCGCGGCTTCGTTCGCGGCTTCCTGGGCGTCGGCCACCGCGGCCTCGGCCTCGGCCTCGGCGGCCACGTCCTGGGCTTCCTGGGCTGCCGCCAGCGCGGCGTGGGCTGCCGCCAGCGCGGCCTCGGCGTCGGCCTGGGCCTGAACGGCACGGGCCCGCAGGCCCAGGTGGTCCTTGGCCTCGGTCTTTTTCAGTTCGTACCTGGTGCGGACCAGGTGCGGGGTTTCGGCCAGAACCTGCGCATAGTCCAGGGTGTATTCATCGGCCACCTGTAACGAATCGCGGTTCTGGACCGACAGGGTGACCCGTGGGGTCTTGATTTTCTGCATGCCGGCCGTTTGCATGGCCGACAGCAGGCAGGCCCGCAGGTGCGCGGCAGCCCCGTTCAGGGCGCCGGCCCTGGCCTGGTAGCGGGCGGCTACCCCCTTGACGGCCTCGGCCGTGGTTTCGATTTCGTCCACCAGCATGGCCAGCCCTTCGGCCGACGTTTCCAGTTGGGTGTTCAGTTGCAGCAGCAGCGGTTCCGTTCCCAGCAGTTGGGCCAGGGCCTGGTCGTCGTCCACGTCCTGCAAACGTTCCGCCAGGTTCCGGTAGGTGCTGGCCAGTTCGTGAATCAGCATCGGGGGTCCTCCGTGGGGCCGGTGGTCGTGCCGGCCCCGTCGTCACGGTCAGAACGGAATATCGTCACTCGGGGCCCCGCCGGCCTCGGCCTCGGCCCTGGCGGTTTCCCTTTCGCGGCGGGTCTTTTCGATGCCGGCGGCCAGCAGGGCATATTTCGGGCTGGCGTTTTTCTGCATGACCTCCGCGGTTTTGGCGGCCATCGTGGCCAGTTCGTCGTCCGTCAGGTTGGCCAGCGGGGTGCCGGCCCTGTCGCCCTGCGGAACGTAGTCCAGGAATTGGCCGCCGGCGGGGGTGGCCTTAATCGTGTCCTTCCAGTTCTCCACGATCTTCATTCCCGGGCCCGTGTCGCCCGGGCGTTTCGTCAGGGCGACCTTGGGCGGCTGGGGAATCGCCGGCGTCGGCAGGGGCGGACACGGGGCGGGGCCCGGGGCCCCGGTCACCGGCGGGGCCGTCCCGGCCAGGGGGTCGGGCGCCCCGGTGGGGGGCGTTTGCAGGGGCGTTTGGGGGGGCGTTTGCAGGGGCGCCGGGCGGGGCTTCGCGGCCTCGGCCTCGGCCTTGGCCTTGGCGTCGGCCTGCCGGGCCCGTTCTGCCTTCGCCCTGGCGGCCTCGGCCTCGGCCTGGGCCTGGCGGGCGGCCGCGCGCTGGTCTTCCAGGCTGCCCCCCGGCGGGGTCGTGGTGGCGTCCCCGTCCGTGTCTCCGCGGCCCAGCAGGAACAGGTGGACCAGCAGGTTCTTTAGGGCGTAGGTCTTGGCTTTCGGCAGGGCTTTGTCCGCGTAGTCCTGGCCCTGGGCCGATGCGTCCAGGTGCAGGAATTCCCCGGACGTATGGGCCAGCATGTAGGTAATCGTCACGTCGGCCACGGCGGGGGTGGCGGGGGTGTAGTTCTGGCCGGACCCGGATTTCGGGGTCCCCATCGTGGCGTGGACCTTTTCCCGAATCGGCAGCAGGACCAGGCCGGCCTGGCCCATCAGGCCGCGAACCGTGTTGGAAATGGCGGCCTCGGACGAATAGGCCCAGCCCTGTTCTTTGTTCCTGGCGTCCTTCGGGACGGCTTCCACGTTTTCCATGACGTAGGCGACGGCCGCGAACAGTCGCGGCCCGGGGTTCTGCGGCAGGTCGTCGGACTGGTTCCAGCCCAGGCGGACCGACGCCAGGGCGGCGGGATCTTCCAGGATTTCCCCGGTGGTCGTGTCCACCAGGGTCCCGTCCGGGGCCCGGCGGGCGTCAGGCGCGGCAGGCGCCGCGCTGGCGTCCTCGGCCTGGCCGTCGTCCGAACACTCGGGCGGCGGGTCAGGGGCGCCACCGGCGGCCGCCGGCGGGGCGGCGGGGGCCTCGGGGCCGTTGCCGGCGCCGGCGGGGTCAGGTTCTGCGGGTTGCTTTCGGGGCATGTCGGGTCCTCCGTTCGTTTTCGGCGGCCGCGGCCGCCAGGGTTTTCTGCCAGACGTGGAACAGGTGCGGGGACGGTTTGGTGTGCTGGGGGCAATCCTCGGGCTGTTCCCACCGGTACAGGGTGACGTAATGAATCCCGGGGGGTGCAACATGTCGGGACAGGCGGGAAAGGGCCCGTAAAGAATATCCCAGCAGGACCCGTTTCGCCATGATTTCCTGGGGTGTCAGCATGGGGTTAGCGGGGCCTGTCGGAGTGCAGAACGACCACGTTTGACGCCTGGGGCCGGACGACCAGGCACCTGCTGGCGTCCGACCCGGACAGGTTGATTTCCAGGGCGTCGGTACCGTCGGCCAGGCGCCGGTAGCTGACGTCAAAGTAACCGCGGCCGTAGTCGAACCGGACCGAATCCACGCCCATGTCCTGGACTTCGAACCGGGGGGACTGGTAGTCCACGGGCCCGACCTTGACCGTTCTCGGCTGCTCGGGGCGCCTGGTGGGCGGGGTTTCCGGCGGGCGTTTCATGTCAGCCCCGCAGGGCCCGCAGGACGTCCCGCAGGGTCGTTCCCGGGGGCAGGGTGCCCCGATAGATGACCTGGAAGCCGGAACCCCAGCGGCCGGTCCCGGCCAGTTCGGCGTCCTCGGGGGTGGCGTAGGGCCCGATTTCCTCGGCGTTTTCCCGGCTGGTGGCGTAGTAGGCCGGGGACAGGTCCGCGGGCGGGGGGCAGTCGGGGCGTTTCTGGAACCTGGTCCGTTGCCAGTCCCGCATGGCCTCGGCGTGGTCGTGGACGGCCCGGACCAGGTGGGGTTCGCACCCAGCGCGCTGGGCGTCGGCCGCGTAGCGGTCCAGGATCGCGGGGGCCAGCATGTCCTGGCCGCGCAGCAGGAACACGGGTTCGTCCGCCGGGATCTTGCCGGCGGGGTCCTGAATTCGGGCGTAGTCGGGGCGGGCGTGGCGCATCGGTCAGTCCTCCATGAATGGGGATTCCAGGACGGATTCCCAGTTGGTGGCCACCTGGGCCAGTTCGCGGCGGTGCTGTTCTTCCTTCGCCATGGCGTCGTCCACCAGGTCCCGCCGGGCCGGCGACATGTCCAGGTCCAGGTAGCGAATCAGGGGCATCGGTCAGTCCTCCGGGGCGCAGTCGTCGCACCAGCAGCGGTTCAGGTCGTCCACCATGGCGCAGGGCATGGCCATGGTGGTGTCGCACCCGGTACAGGCCACCACCAGCGGCAGGCCCACCCGGGAGAATTCCTCGGCGGGGATGGTCGGGGCCGTGACGTCCACGCCCCGTTCGGCCAGCACGTCCAGGCCGGTCCTCACAGGGCACCCCCGGTGTACCCGGAGAACAGAAACAGCCCCATGGCAGACGTGGACCTGTCGGGCCTGGCCGGCGTGGGCGGGGCGTCCCGCATGGCCGCCACCAGTGCGGCCAGGTGCGAGAAATCCACGTCCCCGGCTTCGTCCACCACGACCTGGCCCAGGGGGGCGTCCACCGGCGCCAGGGGGCTGCCGTCCAGGCTGTCACGCCACAGGGCCCGGCACGACGTACAGAACCGCAGGACCCGGCGTCGTCCGTCCGACGGGGGTTCGACGGCCCGGACCTGCATGGGCTTTCCGCACCCCTCGGTGGCACACAACAGGCGGGGCAGTCCCCGGCCGTCGGTCCTGTCCCGCATGTTTTCCAGCCACAGGGCGGACCACTTGACCACCCTGGCGGACGTCAGGCGCCAGCCCCCCACGGGGGCGTGGTCCAGGACGTGGCGGACGAACGGCGCGGCCAGGTGCAGGGCGGATTCTTCCCCGGCCGCGTCGGCCAGGATCGCCAGGGCCAGGTGGTGGGCCCCGTCCCGTTCGCCTTCCATGCCCCAGTCGTAGGGGGCCACTTCGCGGAACGGTGACAGGTGCGGCTGGTGGGCCAGCGGCACAGGCGCGGCCTCGGGGGTGACCAGGCGGACCACTTCCGTTCTGGCGCCCAGTCGCTGGGCGCGATAGCTCGTCTCGGTCATGGGGAAACCTCCGTGCAGTTCGGACACAGGACGCCCCCGCCAGCCCCGGGCCGGAACAGGCGGCCGCAGGACTGGCAGGGGCTGAAAGCCGCCAGGGGGTTGCTGGCGGCGGACGTCCGGGCCTCACCGAACGTTCGGCAGGCCCGTTCATGGGCCGCCCGGGCCAGGGCGTTGGTGGACACGGTGCGGCCGCACCGCAGGCAGGACAGCCGCCCCGGTCCGTTCTGCCGCCAGCCCGGGCGGGGTTTCACAGGGAACCCGTCAGGCGCATGCGGCGTTTGTCGTCCTCGGTGGCGTCCCGCAGGATGACCCCGCGGGGCCTCTGCTGCGGCCTGGTGGACCAGCGGCGCCCCTGGGCGGACCAGACGTACACCAGGACACGGCCGTTCGGGCGGACCCGGTGGACCCGGGCCAACTGTTCACCGGACGCCGGGTTCCCCCAGGGGATGACCACCACCTGGCCCTCGGTCAGGGCCGGGTAGAACACCAGGCCGCCCATAGCCATGCGGCGTGCGGCGTGGGCCTCACAGGCCCAGGCAGACGACCCGTCGGCAAAGTACCCCGGGGCTTCCCACAGGGGGCCGCTGCACCCCTTCCGGCCGGCCAGGTAGGTATGGGGGTACATGCAGGCCGGGCCGGTCACAGGTCACCCCGCAGGGTGTCCAGGCCGGAACGCGGGCCGGTGGACAGGGGGCCACCGCAGGCCGGGCAGGTCGCGGCGTCCGACGCCGGCGGCAGTTCGACCAGGCAGGTGGCGCAGTAGACGGACACGGCCCAGGGGCGCCGCTGGCAGTCCTCCACCAGGCGCCCCTGGTACCCGGCCACGAATCCGGCCGTGAACGTGCACCAGCCGCACCTGGCCGCAGGGGGGCACGGTTCGGCCAGGGCGGGGTGGCCGTCCCGGTCGCGGCCCACCCATGCCTGGCAGGACTCGGGGTACATGCCCAGTTCGCCATGGGGGTCAAGTCCGGCCACGGCCACGTCAAATTCAGCGGCCACCGGGTCGTTCTTGTGGAAGGCGACGATGGACGTCCGGCGCCGGCGGGCATCGGCGGCCGCGGACCCGGCCTCGGCCTCGGTGAGAACCGCGGCGCAGGCGGGGCAGGTTTCGACCTGGTGGCCGAAAGCCCGGGTCACCGTCGTGGCCTGGTTGGGGCAGGCATTGGGATGGCCGCAGGTGGCGGACTCGCACCTGCACGGCCCCAGGGCGGGGGCGTTCACCGGGACACCTGGTCGGGCGTCAGTTCCAGCCCCGGGTCGGCCAGGTCCCACAGGCGGCCGTTGAAACTCACACGGGCCAGGACACGGCGGGTCGGACGGGGGCCCAGCAGGCTGGCCTGGTGCAGGTTCCCGGCGCCCAGGTCGTTGTGGGACAGCCAGGTCTGCATGGCCGCCACGGCCTCGGCCGGGGTGGTGCCGGCCAGGACGACCATGGCCGGGGGGCAGTCGCGGCGGGGGTCACCTGCCGGGAAATCGGAGTTCGGGCCGACCACCAGGCGGACGTGGAACCTGGCAAACAGGATGGCGTCACACGACAGGGCGGCGGCCTCGGCCATCCGGTCCAGGTAGTCCTGGCGGGCCTTGGTCAGTCCAGGCGTTCCGTTCATGGGGAATCCTCCGGGTCAGGCGCGGGGTGCCTGCCCGGAGATATTCTAGCGCCCCTCTGTATGCAGGTGCAACCACCCCCGCGGGGGCTATCGAAACAGGGTCGGCTGGCGCCTGACGGCCGGGGGTCGTCGGGGCACGGGGTCACGCCTGGCGCAGGGTTCGCGTCGGTCCGCCGGCGGGGTTTCCACCTGGACGACGTACAACAGCAGGTCCGGGTGTTTCCTGCGCAGTTTCAGGGCGCCCGACAACAGGTTTCCGGCGCCGCGGCTGGTGCCGTTCCACAAGACCACCACGGCCGCGACATTGGCCGCCAGCATCCTGGCATTGCGCAGGGGGCCCGCGATCTTGCCTAGTTCCTTCCAGGGGGCGGGGTAGGTTTCGACCTTGATTCCCCGGGCCTTCGCCCAGCGGTTCGCCAACTGGTCCACCCCGTCGGGGCAGTCCCCATGCAGAACGACGGTGGGGACGATTCCCGCGGCCGCGGCCTTGGCCATGGTGTCGTCCAGCAGGGCCTGGTTGTCGATAACCCGGCTTCCTCCGATGACCACCCGCATGGCTAGCGTTCCCAGGACAGAACGGCCACGGCCCCGGTTTCGCCCATGCCGGACCAGGCCACCAGGTTGCCCCGCAGGTGGCCCCCCAGCAGGCGCCAGCGGGTGGCCGGCGTGGCGACCTGGGCCGCGTAGACTCGGGCCCCGTCCGCCCAGCCGACGCCGGCGCCGAATCCCCAGCCGCGGCGCAGTTCTGCCGGCACGGGCGCCGGCGGGGCCTCGGTCAGGTATTCCGTGACGTCCTGCCGGACGGCCGCCTGGCCGACCTTCCGTTCGGGGGGCGGGGTGACCTGCCAGACTTCCAGGGTCCCGGCCAGGACGACGTTTTCGGCCGGGGTCTTGACGGTCGCCAGGCGCCCCCGAATGTCAAAAGTCGGGCCCGGCCCTGAAACCTGCCCCGCGGCCGGGCCGGGCCCGTGTTCGGAGGCTTCCCGGGCAGAATCCTGACACGTCCCGGCGCCGGGGTCCAACTGGAACGTGTCCGTTCTCAGGTCCACGACGTCCCGCAGGTGCAAGTCCTCGGGCCGCCCGGACCCCCGTCCGGTCACCTGGGCCAGTTTCCGGGCCAGGACGGTCAACTGGTCCCGTAGGGCCTGGTTCTCGGCGGCCGCGTCCCGCAGGCCGGCCTGGGCCACCTGCTGCCCTACCCCGACGCCGGCGGCCGTCAGTTGCTGGGCCTCGGCCAGGCGCGCGACCTGGGCCCGGGCCTGCACCAGCGCGGCCTGGGTGTCCTGGGCCCGGTGGTACTGGCTGATGGCGTAGCAGAACAGGCAGATAACGGCGGTCGCGGACACGGCCCAGCCGATGGCGGCCACCTTGACGTGACCGAAAGACGAAAGGCGCCATCCCAGTTTCATGGGGCACCAGGGGCCGCCTGGTCAGGCGGCGGGGAAGGGGCCTGCGGGGCGTCGGGGCGTTTGGCGTAATGCGTCCAGACGTTGGTCCCCATGGCCGTGAGAATCGGCACGACGGCCGCGGCCGCCAGCATCAACACGTTACCCCCGTCCACGACCAGGGGCACCTTGGCGGCCTCGGCCGCCTTGGCGGCCAGGTGCAGGTACCAGGCCACGATTCCGGCCGTGACCAAGGTTCCCTGCTGTCCCAGTCGGTATTTCCGCAGTCCTTCGGGGGGCGGGGTCGGTTTGACCATGGCGGCCTCGGGGTCGCGTCAGTCCACGACGTAGAACGTCAGGTCGTCCACCGTCGCCACCCGTTCGGGGTTCGGGCCCCAGGCCGGCGGCGGGTGCGGAAGGCTAACGTCATGGTAATGGGTGGCGCCTGGCGCCGGGTTCGGCGTGGTGCCGTCCAGCACCTGCCAGGCCAGGGCCAGACATTCCAGGAAACTGCCCTTCGGCGGTTCGTCCAGTTGCGGCCACCGGACCAGATTGGCGTCCCCGGGGTGTCCCAGGGCGGAATACTGTTCCTTTTTCCCGATGACCTGCCAGACGTCGTTTCCCCACCACCGGGGGTTTGCCGCCCGGGTCAGAACCGTGTGCATGATCCCGGCACGGGCCGCCAGGGTTTGGTTGCTGCCTTCCTTCCACGCCACCAGGGCCAGGGCAAAGGCTTTGGCCTGGTGCAACAGGCTATTTCGGTCCAGCATCAGGAACCCCCTTGCCTGCCGACCAGGAACGTCAGCAGTTGCTGAATTCCCTGCAATGCGGCGGCCGTTGTGGCCGCGGACGTGGCCAGACTAGCCTGGCCGTGGGACAACTCGGCCAGGACGGCGGCCGTGGCCCGGTGGTGTTCCACCAGCAGGTTTTCGGTCCGGCTGCTGGCGGCCGCCACCCGGCGCAGGTCGTCCAGCAGGGTTTCGTCCTGGGCGATGCAGGGCGCCCCTGGGGGCGGCGCCCACCCATTAGTGGCTGGGCCCCGTTCGTCCCGGGCCCTCTGTTTCAGGAATTCCAGGCCCTTGGTCATGCCGGCCAGGCCCACGCCCAGGCCCAGGCCGACGGCCGTTGCCATGATCGTCAGTTGTCCAATATCCACGTTGTTTACTCCGCGGGGTAAAAGGGCAACCATGGGGCACGTCGGGGGGCGCCGGGATAGCAGGGCGTTTCTACCCCGTCACACGTCCAGCGCGGGCCGCGGGTGGTCTGCACCCAGCGGCAATTTACTTGCCGCAGGCATGCCCAGGGCTGGACGGTGACGACGTTTGACCAGGCGCCGCACAGTCCCCCCGTGTCACAGGCGGACACCCGGATTTCCACAGGATCGTTCGGGCGAACCAGGGGCGTTCCGGCAATCGTCAGGCAGGTGGCTGGCGCCTGGACGGTGACCCGGTTCGTTTCATGGTCCGGCCCGGTGGACCTAGCTTCCACGACGTAATGCGACAGGTCGGGGTCCGGCACGGCCGCCCAGCAGACACGTTCATTCCCCAGGGTGCGGGGGTCGTCCGAACAGGCCGGGCCCGTGCAGCCCCCGGCAGCCACCGGGCAGGCCAGGGCGGACAGCACCACCAGGCCGGCCAGGCGCCGGGTCATGGCGTAGCGTTCAGGACGACCTGGCGCAGGCTGTCCCGGAATAGGTGGGCTTTTTCGTAGGCTGACCCCGTGCCGACGTCGCAATTTATCCCCATGGTGCAGGGGTTCCCGCCGTTGATGGCCCCGTTATTATCTTCGTCCTTCGTAATGGGCGTCGGGGACAGCAGAACAACCGTGGCGCCCAGGGCTTCGATTTTCGCGACTAAGCGGGTCATGCGGTCCAGATAGGCAGACTGTGAAACGCCGGTCAGGGCGTCGTTTGTCCCCAGGTTCAGGAACACCACGGCAGGCGAAAACTGACCGATGGCGTAATCGAAACAATCGAAATGGTCGGGGTTGGACGGGTTGACGCCCCAGTGTCCCGGCGTCCCGTCGTAATCGTCGGAACAGGTCCCGGCGCCGGCGGCTGTCAGAAAGTCCGATACCGCGGCGCCGGACATTCCGGTGGCGATAACCTGGGACGAAAAGTCACGCCCTGGGAATCTGTCCGCCAGGGCCTGGACGACGCCAGCCGCGAAGAAGTCACCCCGGTAGCCGGCAGCCGGGGACAGTCCCATGGCGGTCCTGGACCCGGACATGTAGCTATCCCCGGTGGCAATAACGTACCCGTCCCCAGGGTCGGGGACCAGGAATTCGGTCCGGCTGGCCAGCGGGGTGTTGTACTGGTCACAGGACGTCACGCCCACTAGTTTTCTGACGTAAAACTGGTCCAGCAGCGGCCTAGCGGACCCGCCGCTGGCCTTAGTTACCCGTAGCTTTGCCTGGTGCACCTGGGCCGGCATGGCGAAACAAAAGAAAAAGTCACCGATGGCGGCGGTAGAACCTCCGTATCGGCGCATGTTCGTAACGTCCACGGTGGTTTCCATGCCGGCCTCGGCCGTGAACGTCCCGTTGTTGTCCAGGTCGGTGAACAGAGCCACCTTATCCCCGCCTAACCCGTTCGCCATGATGCCGCCTACCCCGTACAGGGCGAAGGGTTCGACAGGAAAGGCGTTGCTTTCGACGTAATCGGTGGACGTCGTGCCGGACATGTAGAAACAAGAATTCGCCCCGGGCCCCTCCGCGCATCGCAGTTCCTGATACAACCACGGGTTGGCGCCGAACGTCAGGGGATTATTCACCCACGACAGGGCGGCCGCGGCGCCGGCGCCGGCGTAGGTCCACCCGTACATGGTGGCGGTAAAGTCCATGGCGGGGTTGGCTATCAGGTTGGGGCCGTTGACCCCGTAGGGAATCCGGCTGGCCACCGTCGCCTGATAACCGGCAATGTTCCACCCCCCATAACCCGGGTGGACCCGCTGGTGCCAAACGTTGTGCAGGTACTTTCCGGCGCCCACCCCCTCGGTCACCTGGTCCACCCAGGGGTTGACCTGGACGCGAACCCCGTTCGGGCTGCCACAGTTAGCCGTGTCGTTCAGTCGCCCGATGATCGTATAAGTCGGCCCTTTGTCTATGTAATCACTGGCCGTGTCGCCTATGTAGATGACGTCCCCGACCTTAAATTCGTCCGTTGCCGTGTTCCCGTCACCGTCCAGGTCCATGGTCCCGTCACCGTCCGCGTCGGACCCGGTGCTGGCGGCGCAAAGGTATTGCTGGTCGCCCGTGCAAGTCCCGCCGTAACACTGTTTTATCTGAATCGTTGCGTTGATGTAACCGTTCCCGAAATTAGCGGTTAGGGGGCGGTCCCTGAATACCTGTGTCCAGGTGTCGTAAAGCCCACGGCCGGCACCAGAAAAGCCCGACCTGGCGTCCCTGGCGGCGCCGGCCAGAACCTGCAAGGGCAGGCCATCGGTGGCCCCCGTCGGGGCCGATTCCTTCCATCGAAGGCCCCGGGCGTCGGTCCACAGGTGGGTGGTGCCCACGACCAGGTGGCCCTGGTTCCAGGTCCCGGCAGCCAGGCGGATATTCCCTTTCGCGGCGGACCCGTACCCCTGGGCGTCCACCCGGATGGCGTCGGCCGCGGTTTGGGTTCCCCCGGCCTGGTCGGTGACGACGATTCCAGAAAAGTCCGTGACCGTGTGACCAGACAGGGACGGGGGACGAACCGTCAGGCCGTAGGCTTTGGCCGTCGTCATGCCGGCCGCCCCGGACACCTTGGCCATGATGGCCCGCATTTCCGTTAGCGTGACCCCTGGGCCGTTGTTGTTGACGGTGTAGTGGCCCCCGGTGATTTCGCCTATCGCCAGGGCGCCCGATTCTGTCTTGTACGTCACGGCCCCGGCGTCCATGCCGTGCAGGGCGTCCATGGCCCCCGTTACCGTGTCCGTGGTCCCGTAGTTCAGGCTGGCCTGGAACCTGGCGCCGCGTAGGACCAGGTTCGGGTAGGTCCCGGAGAACCCCCCTGTGGCCACCGCGTCCAGGGTCGTGGTGCTGGCGTTCGGGTCCGGCGTCCCCGTCGGGGCATGCTTTGACGTCAGGCGGAACATGCCGAACCCAGCGGCGCCGCTGGTGTTGTCGCCCCAGGCGTCGATAAACGGGGTGTAAATCTGGCTGGCCGGCGCCAGGGTGTTGTGGCCGATTTTGACGACCCCGGTTCCGTTCGCGTCCGTGTCCGGCAGCAGGGTGACCCCGTTTGCCCCCTGTAACGTGTCCGACGTCCCGCCCAGGCAAAGCCAGGCCCCTACGGTGCAGGCGCAGGTCCGCCCGGTAGACGTCGCTTGGCGGGGTGTCTCGGCGGCCTGACAGGCGCCTGTCGGTTCGGCGGCCGTGAACAACAGGAAATTGCCCACGGCAATGCCCGGCACGACGTCCAGGCGGCTGATGGCCCCGACGGCCACGGGGTTGGGCGTGCTGTCCACCCGCCACCGGACCACCCAGGTGGCCCGAACCGGGGCCGTGGTCGTGAACCGGACGTCGTAATAGGTCCCGGACGGGGTGATGGCGTCGTTTGGGACCAGGGCCAGGCCCGTGACCGTGCCGTCCGCGGCAATCGTCCCCTTGGTGTGCAGGGGCGCCACCTGGGCCTGTGAGTTCCCGTCCAGGACCGTGCCTGCCGTCGGGGCCAGGGCGCAGTCCACGACCCCGCCGGCGGCCGTGGTGCCGTCCGGCAGGTACACCTTTCCGTTGACCGTCGTTGTTGGCAGGGCGGCCATGGCGGCCGTGGCCGTCAAGACCAGCAGCAGGGCGGGAACCAAGGGGTTTCGCATGCGTCACCAGGTCCCGGTGCCCACCGGCACCAGTTCGGAGTCGGGGTTCTTGGTGTCCAGGTCCAGGCGGACCTGGGCGCCGACGTGAGTTTTCCCGCCCAACGGTTCCAGGCCGGAATACCCGTGCAGGATGACCTGGCGCCAAGTCGCTCCGGCGTCCAGGGATAGGTCCACGTCGTAGTCCTCGGGGCGGGCCAGGGCGTTCAGGATTCCCACCAGGGTGGCGTGGTCGGCCATCGTGTCGCCAATGATGAATTCCAGCCGGATGGCGTGGTGCCAGCCGCGGAACAGAATTGAACGAACACGGTCCACGTCCTTACGTTGGTCCAGTTCGGCCTCGGGACTGACGGCCACCTGGGCCGGGGTCTTGACGTAGGACAGGGTGGTCAGGTCCACGGTGTAGGTCACCCCGTTTTGTGGCCTGACCCGGATTCGCGGCTGCCACCTGTACCCCATGCCTCAGTCCTCCGTGACGGGAACGACCACCAGGGCCTGCTGCTGGGCGTCCAGGTCGGCCTCGGAACGAAATACCCGGTAGGTCAGGCCGTCGTCAAGCGTCACTTTTTGGAACGAACGGACCAGGCCGTCCTCGGGTTCCGGGACCGTGATTTCCCATTGCGGGACGGCCGGTTCAGGGTGGAGAACGGACAGGTAAGCCTGTGTCAGGACGCCCCCCAGGTAACCGTCAATCGGCATTTTCGGCTGGATTTCCAGGGCGTTGGCGGAATCCCCCGTGTTCCCGACCCGGATTTCTATGTCCTGGTCCAGGGGGTCTTTCCCCTTAAACACCACGCCTGTCCGGTAGGCTTCCCAAACGTTCCGCCGTTTGCGGTTCAGGGGGCGGCCCACGTCCAGGGCGGGGGACGTGAACACCTGGCCCAGGACGCCCCGGGACACCAGGTACACCACCCCGAATTCATCAACCGTCAGGTAGGCCGCGGACATGATGGCCAGTTCTTTCAGGGCGCCGGCCACGGACAGGCCGGTGGTGTCCGCGTAGGGCAGGACGGCCGTGGCCCGCAGGCTGACCGACACCCAGTTTCCGCCCACCCAGCACAGGAATTCCGGGGTAATCGTGTTCCCCTTATCGAAGGCCGTGGCCTCGGGGTTGCCGGCGGTGCTGGTCGCTACTTTGAAACTGGCCACCAGTTGCTTTGTGGCTACGTCCCAAACGTGGACGTACAGGCCCGCGACACAGGCCCACCAGTTCCCGAATCGGCGGAACGTCCACAGGTCCGGCCCGGTGACCCGTTCCAGGCTGGCGTCGGTGCTGGCCGTGGACGTCAGGCGTTCCAGGAACGGCGGGTCGTAGGATTGCGGCCCGCCGACGTCCAGGGAAAAGTTCGTCCAGGCCCGGGTGCGGAACATGCGGTCGTCCTGGCGGCTGAACCGCAGGGCGCCGGCGTCGTTCAGGGTGAACAGCAGGGCCCCGGCCGTGTCGTAAACCTTGGTGTAGGCCCGGCGTTCCTCGGTCCAGGTCCAATCCGGGAATTCCCCTTCCCGGATTCGATAGTGCCAGGTGTAGGTCACCCAAACCTGGCCCCAGCTACTGGCCACTTCCACGGAGTAGGCCCAGGACGTCGCCAGGGTGTTGGTTTCGACGGTGACCAGGTTTACCCCGTTCTTCCGCAGGCGCAGGACCCCGGACGCCAGGGTCAGGTCGAAATAGGGGTGTGCGGCGTCGGTGTAGTCGTAAACCTTGGTCCGGCTGCCGGCGTAGTAGGTCCCCGGGTCGGTCAACAGGTACGGGGCCCAGTCCTGTTTTGCCGTGTCGGCCGCCCCGGCGCCGAACCCCGACGTGGCGTCCGTGGCTTCGTAGCGGTTCGCATTGGAGTAAACCGCGACCTTCCCGGCCTTTTCCAGCATGGCCGACGGGGTGCCGGTAGGTAGGCCCTGGCTATTCATGGCGGACGGGAAGGGGGGTCCGGCGGACCCCGCCGTAACGTCGGTCAGGACCACCGGATTGTTCACGCCGGCCAGGGCCAGCAGGTCGGTGGCCACCTGGGCAATCGTCAGGCCGCGGTAGTAGGGCGTTTCCAGCACCAGGTCCGACCCGGCCGCGTAGGTGTTGGTCAGGTTCTCCGTCAGGGTCACTTGGCTGGACGAATCCACCCGGTCGATACGCCGGCTTTCGGTCTTGCCCCCGCCGGATATGGTCACGACGTCCAGGGCGGACAGGCTGGTGGTGTCGGGGCTGACGGTCAGGGTCTTAGTGCCCAGGGTCCCGCTGCACGTTTTCCCGGTGACGGTCCGTTTGTAGCCCTCGGCGGACACGTTTTCCAGGCGTTTGCCGTAGGAATACAGGTCCAGCACCAGCACCAGGTCTTGGTCGTCCCGTTCGATGGTCAGGGGGTCCAGGACGCCGGCAAAGACTCGGCGCCACTTCGGCCGGCGCCGGCCGGTTTCCCGTTCGATGACGATTTCCCAGGACGCCCCGGGCTGGACGTCGGCCAGCAGGCCCGACAGGAACCCGTCCCGGTCGTCCAGTTCCAGTTGCAGGTCGTTATGGACCAGTTCGGTAAGATCTTCCTCGGGAGTCTCGGTCAGGGTGCCCAGTTGGTCGTCCACTAGGCGCCGGGTGACGTCCCAGGCGTCCCCGGCGGGGCTTTTCAGGGTGACGGCAAATTGCAGGTTCATGGGGTCACCTTAGCGCACCCGGCGGCCGCGCTGGCGCCGGGATTCCCGGGCTTCGTTTCGAATCAACTGCCGCAGGCCGGCACGGCCGCCCACGAACGTGTGTCCGTTCCCGGTGATAAGCACCCCTTCCCCGCCGGCGCCGGCCGCCATGGCCGCCCCGCCGGCGCCCTGGGCGGCCGTGGACGATAGGGATTCCCGCAGGCCGTCCGTGAACCCCAGGGACGTTTTGGCCACCCAGTCGTGGGCCCAGCGGCGCCCGGCCGCGATGGCGGCGGAATCGTTGTTCGGGTCGTCAAACCCCTGGGCGCCACCCCCGCCGCCCACCTTGGTGTCCCTGATTTTCTGGACGTTGGCATAGCCCTGGGCGGCCGTGGCCGCGGCCGCCAGAATGTTCAGCGGCCAGGGGACCGACGCCAGGGCCTTGACGACGGCCGCGGCCGTGTCCATCAGGGCCAGCGCGATGGCCAGGGACTTCGATTTCCCGAAAAACGCCCCCGCGATAGTGGACAGGTACCCCAGGGCTTCCTCGGTCACGGCCACCCGGTTCAGTAGCTGGGCCTTTTCCAGGTCGGTGCGGGCCTGGCTGGCCTTGGCCGCGATGGCGGTACTTTTCGCCTGGTACGCTTTTTCCAGGTTGCTGGTGTCGGCCCCGATTAACTCGGCGGCCGCGATCTTGGCGGAATACTCGGCGTCCAGGGCCTGCTGTTCCAGTTCCTGCCGTTGGGCCACGTCGGCCAGGAACGTCTGCAACTGCTGGTCCGTGACCAGTTTCGCGATTTCCTGGGCCTGGGCCAGGTGGGTTTCCAGGTTCGCCAGGTCCGCGTCCCGCAGGTCCGCCCGGGCGTCGTTCTCGGCCTGCAAAATCGCGCCGATTTCTTCCTGCGCCTTGGCTAAGGCGTCCATCATCCTGGTTTGACTGTCCACCAGGGCCTGCTGCTGCATGGCGTCCGACGCCAGCCGGTACTTTTCACGGATCGCGGCCTTCGCGGCCTCGGTTAACTCCGTGTTGGCCAGTTCGTTGTCCCGCTGCATGTCCAGGTATTTCAGTTCGGCGGCCAGGCGTTCGGCCGTGCCTTCCTTTGCTATCTGGACCCGCAGGGCCTGGACTTCCAGCGCGGCCTGGCGTTCGGCCTTCGCCTGTTCCTCGGCCTTTTTCTTAGCGTCCTGGGCGGCCTTTGCCGCGTCCTTTTTCGCGTCGTCCTGGGCCTTCCGCCGGGCTATCTCCCGGATCTTGTCAAAGCCTGCGGTGTAGTCCTTCGCGGCAACAGGGCCGGCGTCGGCCCATATCGCGCGCAGTTCGTCCGCGGCCCCCTCGGCCTCGGCGGACCATTGCCCGCGGCCGGCCTTCCAGGCGGCCGTGACCTTTTCACCGAACCCCGAAAAGTCCAGGGTGGTTACCGCGTCCCAGGCCGCACCGATGACCCCGACGGTTCCCTGGACGGCGCCGGCCGCCTGGGCGAAGGCCCACAGGACGGCCGGCCCGATGGACTGAATCCGCTTCCGTAGGCCCGAAAAGGCGCCGACCAGGGATTCCCCCACCCATTTCAGGATTTCGCTGGACCCCTTACCGATGCTCTGTTTCCAGTTGTTCCACTCGGCGCCCAGTTGGTCCAGAAACCCCTGGGTGTCCTGGGTAGCCCCGCCCAGGTCCCCGAACCGCCCGACCAGTTCGTTAATCACTTCGTCGCTGGTCTTCATTTCCCCGTTGGCCTTCCGCAACTGGACGCCCAGGGACTTGGCCGGTTCGATTAGTTCCCCTTGCAGGATCGCGCCCAGCAACTGGCCGGCCTCGGCCGTGTCTTTCAGGCCGGACTTGGAAATGCCGGCGGCCAGGGCCGTGGCTGCCATGGCCGCGTTGGCGTCCTCGGTCAGGCCCAGCAGTTTCTGGAAGGCCGGGGCCGTGTCCTGGCGCAGGGCCCCCGTGGTGCGCTCTATCTGTTGCAGGAACGTGTCCACGTCGGTGGCCGTGACCCGGTTCTTTTTCCCCAGGCCGTCCAACTGCGCACCGATGCCGCGGAGGCTTCGTTCGTAGGCCGCGAATTCACCGATTGACTGTTTGAAGATCGCCAGGACGGCAGCCCCGCCGAACACCCCGGCAATTTGCTTGCCGACCTTCCCCAGGGCCTGGTCCAGCAGCCCCCCGTCCTTTTTCAGGCCGGCCACCTGTTCCCGGACTTTGCGCAGGCGGGCCACGGCCCCGTCCAGGCCAGCGGCTTTCAGGACCCATTCCAGGACGTTGCGGACCTGGTTGTCTGCCATCGGTCATTTCTCCACGGCCGAATACACTACGGTCCCGGTCCAGGCCGCCAGGGTCGCGGCGTCGGCCTCGGTGGCGTCCAGGGTGTTGACCCCGCCGGCGGCCCGTTCCATGGACGTCAGGTCGTCCAGGGCGGCCCGGAAGGCCAGGAAAGACCAGTCCAGGACGTCGGTGGGGCTGCACCCGAAAGCCCGGGCCAGGGCGACCAGGCACAGGCCGGCGTCGGAACCGTCGTCGGGGTCGTCCGGCAGGTCAGGCATGACGAACCCCGGGGGTAGCCACGGCGGCGGGGTTCGTTTCGATTTCGGCGCGATGGCCTCGGCCAGGCGTTCCGCCAGGCGTGGCAGGTCGCTGCACGCCACTACCGCGCGCAGCAGCGGTTCCCACAGGCGTGGACCTGCCCAGCGCGGCCGGCGCAGCAGGCGGCCGCTGAACGTGTCAGGCAGGCCGTGGGCCAACAGGTAGATGGTCCCGGCGCGGTCCTGGCCTTCGGCCCGGCAACAGGCCCCCAGGGGCGCGATAACGGCAGGGGTCAGGAACAGGGGCACCCAGGTTCCTGCCTGCTGGGCCCCCGGGGCGTTTTCGGCTATGGCTTTGGCGACGGCACGCAACTGGGGTCCGAATCCGCCCAGGAACAGCAGGATGGTTTCCACGGTGGGGGGGCCGCAGGTGAACGGCACCCCCCCCAGGACTAGGCGAATGGACGGCCGCCGGTAATCGGTCAGCATGGCGGCCCCCCTGAATCAGGCGTCAACGATCTTGTACCACTGGGAACCGCCGGCGGAGAACGAATCGTCTTCCAGCACGTTGAACGTGACGTTGAGAACCTGTTTGCCGGACTTGGTGAACGTCACGGCTTCCCGGGCGTTTCCGGCCAGGCGCCACAGGGTAATGGTACGGACCCCCGTGGTCCCCGGGCCCTTCGTCACGACCTGCGCCTGGTAGTAGGTTTCCGTTTCGTTCTTCACCAGCAGGGTTTGGTTCGGGACGGTTCCCGTCAGGTTCGCGGCCGCCTGGCGCATGGCCAGTTTCCAGTTGGCCAGGGTGGCCTCGGCCATCGGGATTTGCAGGGTGACCGTTTTCCGCATGGGAACCGATTTCAGGGCCCCCTGGGTGTTCTCGGTTTCGGCCAGGAAATCCTCGGCCGTGTCCTGCAACACGATTCCGGCTTCGATGTAGCCGACGTCCGCCAGGGTCCCGGCCCCGCCGTTCGTCACCCAGGCGCCGATAGTCACCACCCCGGCGCCGATCAGCAGATTTCCGCTGCTGCCTGCCATGTTGCTGTCCTCCGTTGCCGGCGGCGCCGGCGGGGGTCCTTACCGTCGTTCCTGGCGTCGTGTCAGGGCGTCGGCGCGGACTGGTTTCCGCCCTGGGCCGGGGCGGCTGCCGGGGCCTGGTCGGGTTCGTCGGTGTAGGTCGCCACCCCCAGGGTGGTGACGTAGTGGTCCGGGTCCTTGACCTGGTTCGTGGGGACCTTGGTCCGGCCGCGGACCTGAACCATGGCGTAGTCCATGGAACCGTCCGTGCCCTTTACCGGACGGGTCAGGTCGTAGTACCAGGTGCACAGTCCAGGGGCCAGGTCGAACAGCAGGAACCGCCCCGTTTCTGGTGCCTTCGCCTTCGTCACTTTCGTGCCCTCCGTGGGTTACAGGTTGTCGCGGCCGCACTCGGCCCAGGCGTCCAGTTCAATAACCACCTGGTCCCAGGGAACCCCGTCCAGCAGCCCGGCCTGTATGTCGTGGGCCACCACCGTCAGGCCGTGCAGGTCGTCCGATGCCAGGTCCCAGGTCAGGGGCGCAGCAGGCGGCAGGGTCCGCCGCAAAATGTCGTCATGCAGCCAGGCCGCGGCCCAGGGCCCGGACAGTTCCGTGTCCCGTAGTTCGTTCGTCACCGGGAGATAGGCCACGACCCGCTGGCGCAGGTGAACGGTGATTTTCGCCCCATCTTCGTTATTATAGACGGCCTGGCTGTCCAGCGGCAGGCAGACATAGGGGCCCTTGGCCAGGTCCATGAATCCCGCGCTGGGCGGGACCAGTCCCAGCAGAACACGGTTCGACAGGTCGTAATGGTAGCCCCCGGCGTCCCCGTTGATTCCGCGCAGGGCAGCCACCACCCCGCGGTAGATGCCCCTAAGCCCCGTCGGCATGGTACCCCCTGTTAGGCTGGTATCGTCCACGAACAGGGCCGAATCCGGCACGGTCGTGGCGGTCGCCTGGACCCTGATTCGAACTAGGTCACTGGTCGCGGTAAATTCCATGGTGTAGGGCGCCCAGTCGGCGCCGGCGTCGGCGGGGGTGTTCCACGCCCAGGTGTCGGACCCGGCCGGATCTTCCACGGCCAACTGGACCCGCCCGGCGCCCCCGCCGATCTTCCCGAACACAACCAACTGGTACAGGTTGCCGGGGGTCGTCGCCACTAGTTGTTCCACGGCCCCCGACACGGGCGGAATGATGACAACTTCGTGGGTTTCGGGGTCTATGTACCGGTCCCCTGGGGTGCACGGCAGGATGGCGCCCACCAGGCCGGTCTTTGCCGCCGGGGCGTCCGAATAGGCCCCGTCCACGCCCACCCAGGGGCCCATGTCCACGCCCTGTTCGAACCCGGGGTCCACCAGGTAGTTGGTCACGGCCTGGCCCCCCCGCCGGCAGAACGGATTGTCTGCATGACGCCGGCGCCCAGTTCGCCTATCTGCGGCACCCGCCCGGTGGCCCCCAGGATGGCGACGGCCCGGCGGACCATCAGGGCCGACCTGCCGGACCGTTCGGCCCAGGCGTCACGGAACATGTGCCTAGCCGCGACCTGCCGGGTTCGCTGGTGGGCCTTGACCATGTGCCGGCGGACGGTGACGGTCTTTCCGCCCTTCGTCGTCCTGGTGAACGGTCCCCGTTCATGGGCCGGCACGGTCACGGTTTCCACCCCGCCGAATTCATGCCGGACGACGTAACCAAGATTCGACCCGTAGGAACCCGTCACGGCCCGGCGTGAGACTTCGAACCGCGGACTGGCCGTTATCGAACGGATGGCGGTTCCGGTTTGCCGGTTCAGGTAGGGCGGATTCCGGTTTTCGAATTTCGTATCCACGGTGTACGAAACAAGATCGAATATCGCGGCCTGGACCCCGACCAGGACGGCCTGGGGCAGCCGCCGGCGCAGGTCCACCGTCCACTTTTCGGCGTTGGCGCGATATTCGATCTTGGTTACCAGCATGGGCTATTCCCCGGTTACCAGCGGGTCGTGGAGAACGGAATTGGCGCAGGGGGCCACCGGGCGGCTGCCGTCCTGATAGTCGTCCAGGATCGCCAGGACCATTTTCGGCAGGTCTTCCAGGTACTGGGTGCCGTCGCCCCCGCGGGCCGATCCGACGTTTCCAATGCGCATGCCCTTGCCCAGTTGGTACAGGTGCCAGGTCCAGGCCGCGATAGCCTCGGTCAGGTCGTCCGGGGCTTCCTCAAATTCCCAGCCGGCCCGGTACACCACCCGGACGTTGGCGCGGCCTGCGGCCCAGTCCTGGGGGCTGAACCCCGCGGACGTCCAGGCGCCGCGCACCAGGTAACCGTCGTCCCGGTAGGCCAGGACGCCGGCGCCCGACGGTGATAGCCCGGGGACCGACGCCAGGGCCAGGCTGGTGCCGTTCTCGGTGACCGACGCCACGGACTGAATCGGCCGCCAAGGCAGCCACAGTTCCGTGGCGTCGTTCTCGCGCCCCACGGCCCCGTCACCGTCCAGGGCCAGGTCGTAGTCCTTCGCCAGGAACCGGCGGCGGGTCAGGCGTTCAGCCGCGACACAGGCCGCGTTTAGCGCCCGGTCCAGGGTCGGGTCGTCCGTGTCGGGGGACGTCGGGAAATACTCGGCCACCGTCGCCACCGAACAGATACGCCGGTTTTCTGGCATGGTCCTTCCTCCGTCAGGCGGCGGGGGTGGTGCGGAGAATCCCGACCTGGGCCAGGGCGGCCTGGAAGCCCAGGGGCGCCATGAAAACGGCCCCCTCGGGTGGCGGCATGATGGACAGGACGGTCACCCCGTCCGCGGGGTCCACCAGGCCCACGTTCCCCAGCCCTTCCGGCCAGGTGTAGGCCACCAGGACGTCCATGGGGTCGTCCAGTTCCTGGGCGGCCGTGGCCGCGTCGGTGGTCGCCTTCGGCGGGTCCGGGGGCGGGTCGGAAGTCGTCCCGGCCAGGTTCGCGGCCAGGGCGTCCGTGTCGGTCGGGGTGCCTTTCTTCGCCATCGGGTCGTCCTCGGGGTGGGCCCCTGGACGGGCCGGCGTGGTGTTCCGGCCCGTCCAGGTGGCTGTTACGGTTCTACGCCAGGGGCTGATTCGTCAGCCCTTCCGAACGTCGTACAGGATGCCGCACCCGCCGGTGAACAGGCCGCGCAGGGCGCCCCAGCAGGTGGTTTCGAACGTGAAAATCGGGCCGTCGGACGGGGTCGGCTGGTAGTCGAACCGTTCCCAGTCCCAGCCGCCCACCCAGTCGAACGGGGTGGTGATATTCGCGTCGTTGTAGGGGACTTCCGTGGGCAGAATCAGAATCGTTCCGCCCGGCAGCCAGGGGTCCGTTTCCACCGGGCAGACGTCCCCGGTGGTGGCGTTCAGCACCGATCCGACGTGCGCGCCCAGGACCAACTGCGGCCGGGCGCCGGCGTCGGCCGACGTGAAAATCTGCATGGCGTTGGACACCACGCCCTTGGCCGTCAACTGCCGGGCGTCGGACCCGCCCAGCACGATACGGAATTTCCCCACCTTGGCGTTGGCGAAGATCGAAGCAAAGGCGTCCTGGAGTTCGGTCACTTCGCCCTTGGTGGACGAACCGGTCAGGGCCGCGCCCACGGCCTTTTTGTAGGCCCCGGACCCCGCCGCCATCAACTGCGGAATGATTCCGTCGTAAGTCAGGGCGTCCGCGCTGCTGTCGGACGCAACACTGGCGTGGCTCGCGGCCAGGCCCGTGCCGACCAGGGACGTCAGGGTCACGGCCGCCTGGCTGACGATACATTCACATTTCTGGTTCGCGGCGCCGGTGGCCGTGCCCACAAAAACCGCGTAGGCGACGGCACCCGGAACGGGCGTCCAGGTAATGCGAAGGGCGTCACCACCACCGGCCAGGGTCGCGGAACCTTCCGCGCCCACGGCCGTGACGCCATCAGACGACGGGTTGACCGACGCCACCGAACGGCCGGCCAGCAGATAGTCGGCCGTGTCGTAGTCGGCGGGGTAATCGACCTGGACCCGGGCGGCCGCCGTCAGGGTCAAGGCGGCAATGCGGACGTAGTAGGTCGCGGCCGCCAGACTGCCCTTGCCGTTGGCTTCGGCCACGGTGGGGGTGGGGCCGACGCCGGCCGACGCCCCGGACAGGGCCGTGACGTTGCCGCCCAGCATGTAGATGGATTCCAGGCGCATGGACCCCAGCAGGGTGTTACTGGTTTCCTTCGCCAGGGCCGGGTCGAACCCCTCCGATGCCGCCGCGGCCATACGGGTGACCTTCCCGCGCAGGCCCAGTTTCATGTAGTTGGCGGAACGGGGGGTCACCGTCGTGGTGAACATGGCGGCCGCGGCTTCCTCGGCCACGGACCCCTTGGGCATGGTCAGGGCGGTTATCTGTTTCCAGTTGATGGCGGTTCCCCCCGCGATGACCCGGCGGGGGATGGACTGCCGGAAGGGCGCCAGCAGCGGGACCAACTGCTGGGCCGGCGCCTGCAAGTTGTACCCGACCAGGCCGGCAACCACGTTCAGGGCCTTGGCCATTTGGTCCTTGGACAGCAGCCCCTTGGCCACCGCGTCCAGGGTTTCCTGGGTGATTTTCAGCATATCCATGGCTGTTTCCTTTCGTCGTCAGGCCGGCCAGGCGCCGGGCCTTCGTCAGCCCTGCGGGTTCAGGATTTCCAGGGCCGCCAGGTCCAGGCGCAGTTTCTGTTCCGTCATGGCGTCCAGGCGGCCGGCGCCGGCCAGGGCGTCCACGGACTTACGGATGGAAGAAACGTCGATACCGACCACGGTTTCGGGGTCGGTGCCGAACATCTTTTCCACGGGGGTCCCGGGCCGGCGTTCCGTGGTGGACAGTCGGTCCACCTTGGCGGCCAGGGTCGCGACAGTCCCGGACAGGGCTTCCACGGCCCCCAGGACGGCCTTTGCCAGGGGGTCCTGGCCTTCGCCGGTGGGGTTGGCCGCGGGGGCGGCTGCCTGCGGGGGTTCCACTTTCGCCAGGCGCAGGCCCAGGGCGTCCACGGTTTCCGTCAGTTTCGACAGGGCCACCAGGACGGGGTGCGCGGGTTCAGCGGCCGCCGGCGGGGCGGCGGGTGCGGGGGCCTTCGGCGCGATGCCGGCGGCCCGTTCCAGTTCCGCGGCCTTCGCCAGGGCCGGGTCGTTCGGGTCCCGTGCCGGGGTCCCGGCGGCCATGGCCATGGGCTCGGGTTCGGCGGCGGGTGCGGGGGCGCCACCGGCGGGCGTTTCGGGTCCGCCCTGGGCGGCCTCGGTCGCGGCCTCGGCCACCTTGGACTCCCCCACGATCTTGGCGCCGATGGCGGCGGACAGGGCCGAAATGACGTCGTGCAGGGCCCAGGTGTCCGGTTCGCCAGGCAACAGGGCCAGTTCGGCCACCAGGCGTTTCAGGCCGTCAATCGCGGCGTTGGCCTCGGTGACGACGGCGGCCGCGTCCTTCGCCACGACCTGGACGGGCCGGACGCCCTTTTCCAGGCGTTCGTAGGTCGTGACCCCGGCCGCGCGCACGACGTCGAACCGGGCCCCCAGCATGCAGGGGTTATCGACCAGGGACGTCTCGGCCATCTTCGGGGTGTAGCGGGTCAGGGCGGGGTTGCCCGGGTCGGCCCATTTCTTGGCGTAGTTCCCGCCGATGGAAAACCCGGTGAGCACCCCTTCGCGGCAGTCGTTCAGGGCCTTGGGGTCCGTGACCTTGGCCACGACCCGGATTTTCCGGGCCTGGTCGTCGTATTCCACCCGGACCAGTTTCCCCACGGCCTCGGGGCCGTGCATGCGGCGGACGTTGCCCAGGGACAGGCCGCCGGTGGCCTTGGCGAACCCCTCGGACCACTCCGCTACCGCGGCCTTCCCGGTGGCGTAATCGAACACTTCCCCGGCGTGGTCGGGGGCTTCCTCGGCCATGACGCCCGACACTTCCCCCGTCAGCACGTCCACCTTTTCCAGCGGCAGAAACAGGTTCAGTTCGTCCATGGTGCTGTCCTCCGTGGCCGGCGGGCCGGCCTGTTACTTGGCGGCCATGTCCGCCGTGAGGGTGAAACTGG